TATGTTCACCGGTCCGCTGGCTGCCGCAAACTTGCCTGTATTATCCGTAATCGCATCGCCAATCGCTTTGAATGCATCTCGGAACTGACTCGCGACCGGTCCAAGAACATCCATGACCACATCGATGTACTGCCCGATGCCATCCACAATGTTGCTGAAATTGTCACAGACGAAAGTAACGGCATCTGCTATGATATCAGCCATCGCCTGAATTGCGCTGGCAATATCATCTGCATGAATACAGATGAAATCTGCTACAGATCCGAAAGCATTATGGATGCTTTCCATCATATCGCTGAAATTCTGCGCGGTAGATGTATCGCTGAACGCGTCTTTAAGGGATGATCCAACACTCTTAAAAGCGAATTTAAATCTTGATCCAATGTCATCCGCAAGGCTCAGAAACGGCTGCAGTGCTGAATCCAGTCTGTCCGCCAGTGCGTCTCCATCAATGGATCCGATCGCGTCATTAAGCTGAGTCAGAGCGTCTATGCCGTGCTGACTCAGCTTATCAAAAGACGGCTGCAATACACCTGTGACTGTCTCCGCAAGGCCATCCATCGCCTGACCTACCGTTTTATACTGCGTGGCCATCTTGTTGAATTTCGTGCCTGTACCGGCTACCTTCTCGATCGCATCAAAAAAATCATTAGTTGCCAGAGTGCCGTCCTGCACGGCTGTGATCAGGTCAGATGTCGTTTCACCAGCAATCTTACCCTCCTTGCCGAGTTCTTTTGCAACTGCTGCCATACCGGCAGGTGTCTGTTCGAGCATCAGCTTAAAGTCCTGCCATGCGACCTTTGGCTTAGCCGCCATCTGTGTAGCCTGCTGTGACAGTGTCTTCATAGCCTGCGTCGGATCAGATGCCGCTGCAGCCAGACCGCCGAAGCCCTTTACCAGTTCGCCGCAGTTATCAATGCCGACTGCAGCCAGCTGTGAATACGTCGATGCCATATCTGAGGCAGAGTAAATGGATGCCGTCGCGAAATCTTTCATTTCCTTTTTGGCAGAATCAATCTCGTGTGTATTTTTGCCAAAATTTTCCATATTCCCCTGGAAGGTTTTCCACGCCGCTGAAGATTCCTCCAGCCCATCTACTATGCTGTGCAGTCCATCAGTAGCCAGATTTGTCAGCTGCTGGCCGACACCCTGCAGGATACCGCTTTTAATATCCGACGCGAACCCACTGACTTTATTGCTGAATTTGGAGAGAGCATTTTCTGCTTTTGACATTCCGCTCAAAAAGCCGGATGCTTCAGCAGACAGAATTGCTTTCACTGAAAAGTTTGCCATCAGTTCTCTCCCTTCTTTGCTTTTTTCTGCAAAAATTTAGCGAGACCGCTGAATCGCTTCTTGACAGGTACGCCCTTCGCTTTGCGGATCTCGCTTTCATAATCATAAAACTTCTCAAATTTATCATAGACGGGTTTACCGTTTTTCTTTGTAGCTTGAGCCTTCATATTAAGGTAAGCCTGTAAATTATTTCGGTAATCCATATCAACGTCTTTTAGCTTTAGCGCATCAATCATAATCAGATACTGCCGGATAGTCAGCTTTTCAAACTGGTCAAAGGACGTAAAACCAAAATACCGAAAACATGTTACCGCCGCGTCATGATAAAGCTGATCGATGGTCAGCTGTTCTTCTTCTCCTGTTCCTCCAGCAGTTCGATTGCTTTCAGCGCCAGTTTCTTTGTAACATTGTTCGTCTTTAAAAAATCCAGCACCTGCGTAAAGAGGGAATCAATGTCGGTTTTCGGATCTTCAATGTAAGCTTCCAGAGCTTTTTTCGTGATGCGCGGTGTCTGCCCTTCGTTGGCAACAAAGAGCACATCAAGAAGATCCAGTACATCACCGTCAACCAGGCCGGCCACCTTCATCTGAAAACCAACTTCTTTTGTCAGACCGTTGGATGTTGTCTTCTGTGTTTTATTGATTTCTCGCAGAAAACCAAATCCAAAATTAAACTGATATACTTCGCCGTTAATCTCAAGTTCAAACATTTATAACTCCTATCCTTATTGGAAATGACCGGCTTAATTGCCGGTCTTGTTATCAGGTTCCTTTTTGACTGTATCCGTGAATACATAAGATGCTTCTTCGACTTCATCGTCTGTGACGGTACACTCACCATCTGCACCGATTCCGTTGACGCCAAAGGTCAGCTCTGCCTCCGCGATATCCTCTGCGCTAGATGAGAGGTCCCATTCAGTGCAGTAACCCTGATAGTAGGTGCCCTTGTACTTACCAGCAGTCTCTGCCTGTTCTTCCAGGTTGATCTCCCAGATCTCGAACAGCTTGTTCTTCAGCATTGCGTTCTTAATCTTGGTGATCTTATCGTCGCCCTTCGCAAGCAGTGCAGTCGCCGTGATTTCAATCTCCGGCACAGACGGAGTCCTTACAGATCCGTCCTTGGTTGCTGTAGAATCCGCATCCACAGAGATATCATTTTCGTTCTCTTCCGAGAATGCGATAGTCCACGCAGCTTCTTTTTCCGCATCTTCAAGCAGTCTGAACTTGTAGATTATCTTCTTGCCAGGCACTGTCTCAGCAAAGAGCTGAAGATTCAATTTCATCATGTTATTTTCCTCCTAAGAGCTGAAATGTAATGTCAATTACGCCGTGCATAAGTGGCGTATTCGTCGTGTTATCAGGAATAACCTGCTGATCAGTCTCAATGACTGCCCAGCGGTAAGAATTCGACTCCGTGGTCCTGTGCGCTGTCTCTATTGCACGAACCATCCAGTCAGAAAAGGTGCCGCGCTTTTTCGGATCATCCGTATATACGTCCACTGTCTGCCGGACGGAACCGAGGATCTGCATCTTGTTTCCATAGTCGTCTATCTGCTGGCTGGTTCCAAGATAGACGAAAGGATACGGTGTGCCATCAGGCGGCAAAAATCCATCAAAAACGCGATCAGCACCGAATTCCGCACGAAGTGCGACCAGAAAAGCGGAGAAAATGTCCTGCTGTGGATTCTTCATTATTTTCCTCCTGTCTCTGACTGCACTACTCGTGTGATGTTGGCCTTCAACTCTGCGCCTGCTGTCTCAAGTGCCGGTCGCAGATACGGCCTTGCGCTCATATAGCGCGTTCCAAGCTCTACATAAGCCCCATAGTGGACCGTTGGCTGCACCTCTGCGGTCATGCCTCCATCGGTCAGCTGCAGAGTGATACTGCGCTTCAGAGTGCCTGTATCTACCGGTGCTTTCTGCATGGCAGTCCGCTGCAATGTGGCGCCGGATCGCTTCACGCAAGCCTGGATCTTACCCTTGTTCTGGCACTTGCGAAGCATCCGCTTCAACTCCTTATCGCCCTCGAGCTTGATCTTTACCGTGCTCATTCACATTACCTCCGAAGCTACGAATACGTCCTTCACGCGGAGCTTCTTCCGTCTGTCAACGTGGTACTTCTTCCCATCGATCAGGATGTAGTCAAACGGATCATTGTACTGATTCTGCAGCTGCACAGTGAGACTGCCCTGCACCATCTGGCCATATATGATCTGGATCTTCTCGTCTGACGTCGGAGAAATGGATGCTGGCCTCTTGACTTTGACTGGCTCAGTATTTGTATAATCTCCGGTATCTGGGTCATATTCACTCTTTCCATCCGTGCAGAAATAAACATAGTGATCGTATCTCATAAGAACCGGATCACTCCTCTCGATTCATGCTGAGATTCAAGGTAAGCATTGATATCGTCCATGAATGGCTCAAAGTCGTTCTCGCTCCACGACATCGTCTCACCTTCTACAGTATGGCTGGATAGTCCCTCTGATCCGATCCGGTTGTATCTGACCGCTGCGACGTCAATAATGATATACTCCAGGGCATCAGGCACTTCATCAGTTCCGCCGAGAAGCACCTTTAGGCGGGACTGTGTGCCGCTTATAATCAGATTCAGGAGATCATCTCTGCCGCTGTCTGTGATACCAAGATACAGCTTTAACTTCTCTAGCATATAACCACCTTATTTCGTCTTCCGGGCCGCCTTTACTTCTTTGATCAGAGGTTCCTTCTGAGCATTGTCTGCTCCGGAAAGCTCACCAACTCTTTCTGCCGTCGGCTTCATTCCGGTTCTCGGATAAGTATCTCCTGTATTGTAGAAGTGATACCCATCCTTCTCAGGATCCTGCAGATCATGAAATGCTTTGATGACCTTGTACATCCGTTATTCTCCTTACGCTCCCGTTACAGTTACCTTTGCCACAGCCGCCTTATTGGCCGGAAGAATATACTCACCAGCTTTGCCAGCGCCCTGCAGAGCAACACCGTCGAAGTCCTCAGACTCAATCGTTCTGGCAGTCTCGATTCCGGTAAAGGCCTTGCCGATGCCGGTGACATATGCGTAAACCACTTCATTCTTCTGGAACTCGGTCTCCGGGATCTCCTCGATCTGGAAGCCCTTGAATGTCGTGATCGTATTAGCATCAACATTTGCTGCGGAACTCTTGGAAGTAGTAGCAAGACCGCAGTCGATGATCGCGTTGTAAACATCCGGAGTCACCTTTGCGACCTTGGTCAGGCCTTTGCGGACCTTCGCATTGATGAAATACTTGGAGAGCTCGTTAAACAGGTCAGCTACGTTGTCCTTCGTTACCTTCGCGCCGCCGGAAATGGTCTTGCCCGCAGACTCAGAGATGAACTTGCTGTGATGTGTATTGAACTGCTCTACCCTTGCATTCGCCTGCAGTTCAAGCCTGTCGGCAACAGCTGCATTGAAGTCGTTGTTGACCGTATGACGGTCGATGCCCTCATGGAAGACATACTCCCAGCTGTACGGAACGTCCGTGTCGGTGTAAACGATCTCAGTACGATTGCCAAATCTGGAGGATGCACCAGTGCCGGTGCCGAATGCGGTATTGGCGTCAGTGCTGTATGCTGTTCCGACTGCAACCGGGATATCGGAGGTCTTCACGGAGAAAGCAACCGCATTGTGCTGGATGCCATCAAGCGCTTCGATTCCGTTGAAGAAGTCACTGAAATAAGACTCCTTCTCAAATACTGCCGTCAGAAGCTCCTTGAAGTCCTTCGTGTAGGATCTGACGTTCTGGTTGTTGTTCTCGCCTGCAAAAAGCTGCAGATTCATTCTGATTCTCATAAATTTTCACCTCATTTGTACTTTGCGATCCTCTTCTGGATCTCTGTGAGTTCCTCTCCTCCGCCGTAATTCTTTGGAGCGGATCCTGTGGCCCTCTGGACCTCTGCCGCTTTCTTGACGGATTCGATAATGCCAACAAATTTGTCAATGTTTGCCTTTGTCTGCTCCGCATCTTCCCCGACCACGAAATCAAGGATATCCTGTGTCGCGTCAACCTTCTGTTCCTTGAGCAGAACAGATGCCGTCTTGCTCAGTTCGACTCGTGCGGCCTGCTTCTTCAGCGCCTCATTTTCTTCTCTGAGCTTCTCCATGTCGTAGTCGCGTTTCTGATCCGCATTCATCTTGGCAAGCTTCTCGGCTTCCTTCTTCGCGCTGTCCAGGTTCTTCGCATAGTCAGCAGAAAGATTCTTCTTCTGCGTATCCAGTGCCTTGGCGACGCGCCGGTCAAACTCGGCCTGATTCTCCGGATCCTTCAGGAAATCATCAAACGGATTTTTCTGTTCATTACTGCCGGCGGCATTGCTATTGTCCGCTGGCTCCTGTGCCGGCGTCCCTTCAGCCCCGTCTCCTTCAGCGAACAGCTGTAGATACATACTTCTGGCTAACATTTCTCTTCTCTCCTTTCGCGCCCCGCCGCATTGCATATGCCCCACGGTATTGCGTTCATGAAATTTTGACGTGTTCCGGATATGCATCCGCAATAGCTGCACACCCAATAAAAAAGGAATCGATCAGAGTCTTCGTTTTCTCTGATGGATTCCTGTAATATATATCAGCCTTCCCAGGCGTGATATCGTATGAAATTGTGTCGTCTGTCAGCGCCTTGATGCTGGCAACCAGGTTCTGGGCCAGCACCGAAACACCGGCACAAACAATGTCCTGGCCGGGCGGCGCGTAACCGCTGTGGCCTGTGACCGTAATACGATCATTGCTGTATTGAACCTTAATCAATGCCAGACTCCTTAAATGATTTTACAATCTCATCAATTACCTTCAAAAGTGCCTTCTTTGCCTTTTCATGCTTTACGCGTTCGATTACCCGGAAGGTAAAATACACGCCAACCAGAGCAAACGTCCACGCCGGCGCGTTGATCAGCACCAAAATGATAATAAATAATGCTGTTGAAATCATGCGGTTTTCCCTATTCCTGCTGCTTCATATGTCTTTTCGAAAATATCCGGCTTGCACGGATACTGTTCTCCGTTCACTCCGGTGATGATGTAGTCGCCAGGGCTTGCATGCATCGTGCCTTCCAGTGTTTCAATATCCATCGGTTCGTCTGTCTGGTACGCTTCAATAACAACTGGTTTCTTTCTGTATTTCATTACCACACCCCACGAAAAAAGCATGGTGCCTGTGCTGCCGTGCCTATTAAAGCCCAAACTCCTTAAATATTTTGTCAACGCCCTCACGATAGCTTTTATCAAGTTCCTTTGTGTCCGGAAAATTTTCAACCTCTTCCGGAGATGGCATTTTACTATCATCAATGTAATAATCCCATATATCTTCAGGTTTTATCTTTTCTAGTTTTTGATCCGCCATATAATCACCTCTTCGTATATTTTAAATACCCAGCTCTCGATAACTCATAAATCATCGTCATCGAACATTCATATTCAATCTTGTCGTCAGGAAAGCCATTAAACTTTTCTTTAGTGTAAGTATACACCTTTTTCTCTATGTCAGCAATACTTTCAAACGGTTTTAATTTCTCAAGCCGATACACGTCCCCATTATGGCAGCAGATTGTTGACGCCGTTTGTTTGTCTCTTTC